TTTTAGGGGTAACTTTTTTAATTCCTATTTTACTTCCATAAATCTGGTTGATTGATTTTTTATCAGTTGGTTCAGCTCCAAGATATGAAGCAATAGACTTCTTGAGTACAGCACTAGAATCCCTATTGTTGATAGAATCAAGCTTATCTTTTAATGAGTTGTAAGCAGTTAGTTTCTTTTTAGCAGCAGCCGAAGCAGCATTAGCCTGTCCTTTTTTGAAATCTCTATCAAGGTAGTATTCATTGGTTGCTGGGTCAAACTTAATAGCCTTGAGGTAATCTCTTTCAGAATCAGATAAAGCACCTCTTTCATAAAGCTCATCAATTGTGGCGTTATCAACAATCTGTTTGTTTCCAACAAGTCTTCTTCCCTCTTCAAGTTGGTCTAGCCAGTCAGTTCTCTTCATTGTGCTCAACATTTCTTCTTGTCGCATGGCTTTAACAGTTTTGTCATCTTTGGCTAATGTGTAGTATTCAACCTCTTCTTTAGGTATTCCAGACATTTCAATTAATCTGTCTTTAGTTGGTTGGTCTAGTGTTTCACTATCAAAGATAGAGCCAAGTTTCTTAAATTGTTCAATGTTTTTAGCTTGTTTTTCAGATTCAGTAGATTCAGGCATCTTATTAACTTCGCCATAAAAGTATTCTTTAAGGTCTTCATCTTTAACCATTTCAGGGTCAGAGCCATATCCAGCATCAATAAAGGCTTTAATTTCACTCTTTGCATTGGCTTTTTCAGACTGTGAATAGTCTGGTGAAGTCAAAATATCAGCAATTGAGGTAGCAGGAGCTTTGTCTTTACCTCCACCGAATATGCTTTCAATAAAGCCTGGTTTTTCACCTTTACCAGTAGCATTGTCAATCTTCTGCTTATTAGTAACCTGTTTATTCATCTGTTGGTCATAGTAAGCCTGTTGGTCTTCTTTGGGTAATCCCTTAAGGATTTTGGATTGAGTTGCGTTAAGAGTTGGATAAATACCATCTTTTTCAAGGTTCTTCCATCTCTCATTGGCTTCTTTTTTGTTAGGAATAGCACCAGTACCAAACATCAAGGCTTGAGCCTTTTGAATTGGGTTCATATCACCAGCAACATAATTTACATTACCTTTTTTAGAGGTAGCATAACCAGTCTGTAATACACCATCTCCCTTAATTGGGTTATATACATCAGAGGTCTTTGTTAGTTGGTTTCCAAGAGGTACAAAGTTTCTAAATAAAACTGCTTTTTCTCTATCCATTAAAGAAGTTTGTTTCTCTCTCTCTTCAGGTGATAGTTTTGAATATTCAATAGCTTCACTAGCCATCTGCCAAGGCACAGTTATAACTGGTCCGAATCCCCCTGGTAATCCAGAGTTAGAGAGCCATCCTTTAGTACCATTAACAGCAACTCCAGTTACACCAGCTACAGCTCCAATTGCTCCAAGGTCAGCCAAGAAAAGACCAGCTATTTTCTTCATCTTTTCACCAACAGTCTTGTCTTTAGCAATCATGGTATCCCACTTTAAAACTTCATTCTTGAGTAGGTACTGGCTATATTGAAGCAAAGCTCCTGCTTTAGCATTATTCTTCATTAACTTTGGTGTCATGTCGGTATCAGCCATGTGAGCAAGTCTTAGTTGCTCTCCCATGACAAATCTTTTTAACTCTTGACCCTCAAGACCCTTTTTAATTCCTGCATCTTCTAATGCAGACAAATAAGCAATATTCTTCCAGTTTTCAGTAACCTCTAGCCCCTTAAATATGAACTTTTTAAATGAATCGTAGGCTTTATCTTTAAAAGCAGGTTCAGCCTGTACTTCTTTATAAATAGGATTTTGAGCTAAATTACCAGATATTTCTTTACCAGTTAGGTAGGTATCAGCCAATCTCTTTGATTCTTTAGGATTAAATGAACCCTGAATACCCTTAATAAATGAGCCAACACCATGTTCAGGAATAAGTCTAAATGTTTCAGTTGGTTGAGTAATAGCAGTTTTAATGTTTCCACCAATTTGAGCCATAGAAAATACTTCAGTTGCTCCTCTTAAAACCTTATCGGCTTGTTTTTCAAGAACTTTATTCTCTTTTAATTTGCTATCAATATAGAGGTTTATTCTTTGCTTAACTGCAGGGTCTTCATAATCATAGCTAGTTAGTTTGTTTATAAAGTTGTTTAAAGATGTTCTATATCCCATTGGTGAATCACCAGCTTGAGATAGTTTAAAATCAACAAAAGCTTGGTTTATATCAGCATTGGTTTTGTCTTTAAAGAACAGGGCATCACCACGAATCTCACTTTGGAGAGTATCAATTGCATTAATAACAGCATTTTCTTGAGTTCTTTTCACTACTGGAAGTTTGGTTTCTTTACCAGCAAAAGAATCAACCTGCTTCATATAATCATGAGCTTCAGTTAGATAATCTCTTGATTTGCCAAAATCAGTCTTCTCAATATGCTCTTTCATGACCTTATCGGCAGCTTCTCTTTGTTTCTTAACAAACTCTAAAACTTCATCCTCTTTTTCTTTAGGAATATTGTTGTCCTTGATTAGTTTGTTGGTTTGTTCAGCATCATAGTATTTCTCATTTAAGATAGCTATTTGTCCTTGTCTAAAGCCCTCTGGAGCAGTAGCCATATCTTCAGGTAGAATTAGGTTCTTTCTCTTTTGAGTTGGGTCAAAAGTGTTCCTATTCATCATTGAAATAAAGCCATCAGATTTGGTATCTACATCAGTTACATATTCAGACTTAACATTAGGTACATAGTTTTCTTTTAGCTTGTCTTCTGGAAGACCTTTCCATTTAACAGTTTCTTGACCTAATTCCTTACTTTGGGTTTCTATCAGATTTTTAAGTTCTGGTGAAGCCTTGGTATTTCCAGCTAAAATAGCTTCAACTGTCTTTACTGAATCATCCAATCCCTCTTTCTTTAAGAGGTCAGATATTTTCTTTCTAGCAACATCACCAGCTTCAAGTTCGGCTTTTTTAAGGGCATTTTGTCTAGCTAATTCAGAACCAGTAAACTCTGGTTTAGCTTCTACCTTTGGAGTTTCTACTTTGGGTTCAGGTTTAGTTAGAAAATCAGCAATATTCCTCATTTCTGGTTTTTCATCAATAACAACTTTATCAATTACTTTTTCAAATTCAGTTTTAGGCTTAACTTCTGGTTGTGGAGCAAATTTAGCATCAATTCTTGCTAGTTCACCTGCATCTGGTTCAGGAGGTAGAGGTATATTTTTACCACCACCCATCTTTGCAGCTTGAGTAGGATATTGCATCTTTAAGATACCCCTTACATAAGCTTCTGCATTTTCAGGAGTAACTTTAGCTTCATTAGCCAATTTAACTGCATAATCAATTTGGTCAGGTTTCCATCCCTCTGCCATCATCTTTTCAAACTTAATTGGAGAGCCTTTAACTGTGTAACCAGAACCAACCTCAACAGGAGCTTTACGATTAGCAAAAATATCAGAGATAGATTTGGTAGTTTCTGGCTTCTTATTGTTCTCTTTCATCCAGTCTATTTCAGTTTTTGGAGCATCCACCTTAACATCTGGAGCTTTAGCATTAAACTCTGGCAACTTAAGGTTTTTAAGAGCATTTTGACCAGCTTCAGACTTAATTCCACCAGCTACAGTTAAACCAAGTAGGGCTTTTTCAGGATTAAATCTACTTTGCCATTCACCATTTTCATCTTGATACATTTCAAAACCAGCAAGACCACCCATCATCTGTTCTTTTCTCTCTTTATCAACTCTAATGAATCTACTTGGGTTTTCTGGGTCTTGTTTAAACTCAACATTACTCTTTACAGGAGGTGTTTCTGGTAAACCAACCCTTAAAAACTTATTAGGTGTATTTGGGTCTGTGCTTCTTACAAAATCCATTGGTATTTTTTTATCAGCTTTGGGCTCAAGCAAACTATCAATACCTCTATTGTAAGAATTGGCTACTTTTTCATATTGATTACCAAAATATTTCTGAAGTTTTGTTTTAGGAGCTTTAGTATCAGCTATTTTCCCAAAAACATATTTATCAATTAATTTTCTACCACCCTCAAAAGCCTTATCATTACCAGTTAGGGCAGAACCAATCAACATAGATTGAGCAGCATCACCTTTTCCATACTCTTCTTGGTCAAGTTTGGCTAATAAAGCATCTTCCCCAACATTACCAAAACCACCAATAGCTCTTTGAACTAGATTTCTAGTAATTGGATTTTTGTTTAAAATCTTTAAGATTTGAGGAGCAGTTTTACCAATAACAGCATCAGATTTAAGAACTCTCTCAATTAAAGGATTAGTGAACAATGTAGTAATACCTGTGTAATTAAAGGCATCTGTAGCTCCCTCTGCAGCAGCATGAATATTCTCTTCTTCTGTTCCACCAGTAACTTTAGATAAACCTCCACCAAGCAAACTACCAATAGTCATATTGACTGCAGCTTTAGGTAGTCCTGCATACATTGTAAGAGGTATTTCAGCAGTCTTAATGCCACCAGAAATTACATCTTTTTTACCTTTTGAGATTAGAGTATCTAACTTATCAAGTTGAGCAGGAATAGTGCTTTTTCTTGAAGTTAGTTTCTTAACAAAAGCATCAGCATCAGCATCTCTGCCCATTTCTCTTAATTTTCTAACAGTAGCCATGCCTTTTTCAAACTCTTGTTGTTCAAGAGCCTGTTGTTGTTCAATTCTCTTCATTTCAATAGGAGCATTAACAGCATTACCAAGACCAGTACCAAACTGTTGAACACCTTTTCCAAGATTTATTGCAGTATCTTTAGCAACATGTAAAATTGGTGTTTTTTCAACATAATCATTTGCAGGAGCTAATGGGGTAAACTTATTGCCACGAATAAAGCCCTTGTCATCACTTAGGGCATTATTAACATTAGTTTTAACAGAAGAACCATATCTTTTAATCTGGTCTAATCTGGAGTTAAGTTTTTCAGCAGCTTGAGTTTTGAAAGTAGGCTTTGGGGGCTCAATTACAGGGGCTTGATAAGGATTAACCCATGCTTTAGGTGTTTGTGATGGTAGTTGTTGGCTTCTTGGGATAGGAGAGATAAGTGGTTTATCTTGAACAAGTGGTCTGCCTGTCATTTGAGTAACAGGGGTAAACTGTCCTTGACGAAACCATCCCTCATTATCGTTAAGTGATTTTTTGGCTTTATTGTATAAATCTTGAAGATAACCCATACCTTTATCTTAAACTATTACCGAGATTATGAGGTAATAAATTGCTGTCAGAAACTAGGCGTAGGCTCTATTTAGGAAGTATTGATTTGGGTCTTCTTTTTTGTTGGTAGCTTTGAACTTGATGGTGCTTAGAAGTGAGTTATTTTGTCCACCAGATGAATCCATTGGATTTGAAAAACCATTTCTAGCAACATTATTTGCATCAGCTATAAACTTATTTGCACTTGAATAGTTTTGTTGATTATCTAAGGTTGATTTAATAGGAGCTATAGCATCATATTTAGGTAAACTTGAACTTAAATTGCTGTAGGTATTTCCTTGAGTTGAGTACCCTTTGTTAGCCAAGGCATATTCTCTGATTTGATTTAAGGCACTATCAAGATTACTGTTAGCTTCAGCAATTGCAGCTTCAGAATCAATGTTGTAATTCTTTTGAAGCATATCAGCTTGAGCAATCTCATTATTATATTTCTCTAAAGCAGCTTGTTTAAGTTGGGCTTCTTCAGCCCCAATAGCTACATCATTTTGAGCAAATTCAGTTGTAGTTGAGCTCTTTTGAGTACCAATAGCATTTCTCTTGTCAGCTTCTTCAATAGCAGTATCATTTAGGGTATTCATGCCCTGATTGGTAGTATCCCCTTGAGAATCAGAATAGAATGAAGAACCAAGAGTTCCCATAGCTCTACTTAACATACGATTACGAGTTAAAGCAGATTCCATAGCTCTTCTGGCATTACCAGACACTCTTCCATACATATTCTGTACTTGAGTATCTTGAAGACCAAGAGCTTCTAAGGCTTGTTGTAATTTTTCACCACTTAATTGTTTTAATTGACCATAATTCTTTACAATTTCACCAGTTCCAAAATCATAACCAGATTTAGCCTGTCCTCTAAGCCTTTCAGCTTCTTGTTTCATCATGTTTAATCTACCCATGATGGCATTTTTAGCAGCTTCATATCTTTCTTGAGCAATTTGAGCTTCAGATTTACCAGAACCTCCAGAACCACCACCTTGATTCAATAAATCCCATTCAGTTTGTTGAGATGGGTTTAAATCACCTTTATCAGCAATAGTTTTTAGTTCGTCATATCTTGAGGTTTGTTGAGGAGCAGCATTTACATAACTTGGTTGGTCAGGTACTTGAGAAATATTTGGGTAATAAGTATTTGAACTTGATGCTAAATCAGTACCAAAACGAGGGTCATTTTGAACTGCAGTAACTCTTTGGTCAACAGGAATAATAGCAGAACCAGTAGCTTCAGCATTTTCAGACCAACCTGTTTCTGGTAATGGATTTCCCAAGAATGTGCCTACTGTATCAACAGCTTTACCTGCACCTCCTAATAACGCTAATCTAATTTCTTCTAATGTCATATATATTTATCCTAAATCATTTTGTTAATAATAGGGTAATTCTTTTTAATCAAATTAAATCATTCCTGCATGAATAGCTTGTTTACAATCAGAAGTTAAATATCTAATAATAACTACCCCAGGTTGAGCTGTACTAGACCAACCATTTGTAGCTGGAGGATAACCACCACAACCATAATCTGAAGCTGGGGTTACTCCAACTGAAGTACCATTAAATGCTCTTCCACCACCACCACCAGCACAATAAGGTCTGGATGTTCCAGTAATATCATTACTTCTAGCAGCTCCACCATTTCCACCATTTAATCCACCATTTCCACCAGCTCCACCAGCACCACCACCTCCACCACCAGAATCTCTAGTATCTTGAGATGTACCAACTCCACCAGAATATCCATAACCACTACCAATATGAACACCACCAGAATAACCAGCATCACCAGCACCACCAGAACCACCATTTTTACCATTTTGGTTATCACCTCCACCACCTCCACCACCTGTTGCTGTAGAGCCAAAAGCAGAAGAATCTCCACCATTACCACCATCAGACCCACTAACTCCACCAACAACAATACTGTAAGTAGTTGCAGAAAAAACATAAGCTGGAACCTCAACCATTCCTCCACCACCACCACCTGCAGCAGTAATTACTGATTGAAACTCTCTTGATAACCATTGACCACCTGCAGCACAGATTAAAACTTCTAATGATTTGTTTGGTTGAACATAAGGAACTACAAAGTTTCCAGAAGAAGTAAACTTATGAACTGTATATAAGCCATCTGTAGTAATTGTTCCACCACTAGGTGCTGTAACTGCCATATTATTGTGTACATTCCATAGTAACTATTAATCCTACAGGAGAAGAAGCACTACTTACTGTAAGAGTAATTATATCTCCAGCAGTAATAGCATTATCAGTTATTGTAGTTTCAGTTGCCAATGCACTTGAGCAAGAAATTGCATCAATAGTTGTAGCTCCTTTTTTAATAGTAGCCACACAAGTTCCAGATGTTAATTTCCCATAGATTTTAGTAACAGTCATGTTTTGAGGGGCAATATAAGTAGCTCCACCAACACCATTTACAGAAGTACCATCCAAGTACCAACTAAAAGCTCTTGGATAAACAGGAGTTTCAGAGGGAACATCAGTTTGTAGTTGAAAATTAGTGCCATCATATACAACCACAACAACTTGACCTGCTTGAATATCACCAGTTGCAGGGTCAACATCTGCATCTACTTTGATAGATTTAGCACCCAAACTGTTTAAATTAAGGGTACAAGCACCAGTATTTGCAGTATTAGCTTTAAAAGCCACCAACATTCCAGCAGTATAAGCAGTTGGAGCAACATCAAGTGAAACTACATAATCATCACTTGAGCCACCATCAATTCCATAAAGAATCTGGATTAATGATTCAGGGGTTGAAACTGCTGCAGAATATTGATTTACAAACTCTTCATTATTGAGAACTGTTACAGGCATCCCAGAATCTAAATCACCCTCATATCCTTTAAGACGAGAAACGCCAGTAAGAGAGTTAATTGTTTTTCCAGTTGCAATAAAGATTGTTTCTTTTGCAGTACCTTGAGCAACACATACAAGTGTTGGAACATTATCTGGTACTACATTTACTGAAATTGTAGATTGACCTGCAGTATAACTACTAGATAGGGTTGCCGAATATAAATCGTTTGCTAGATAAAATGCCATATATCCTTAGTTTAGATTAATTTATACATATTAGGGTAATGATTTTAAGAATAAAAACTAACCCCATTTCCTTTATTATAAAGATAAGTCTTTTCATCAGCAGTTAAAACTCTATTCCAAACACCAACCTCATCAATAGTACCAATACATCCTTGAGTATTAGTGGCTGAACTATAATTTCCTATAATTCCGAATGGATAAGAATTATTATCAAAAGAAGAGTTTGAATCTAAATATAAACCATTATTTACATAGATTTTTTCATTAGTGCCAACTTTTTCACAAATAATAAAATACCAATTTCCAGTAACCATGGTTAAAGTAGATGGATAAAAAGCACCATTATAAAAACCAATTATTTTTGAAGTACCATTTATCAACACATGATGATAACTACCAAGGTTTCTACAAAATAAAGTATTCCAACTTCCAGCATTTGCTGTTCCATAATAATACCAACCAGCAATCGTAATTGTAGAGCCTGTTATAGGAGTAATTGATATATAGTCTGTTGCAGCATTATAAACAGCACCATTTCCAATTAAACCAGCACTATGAGTTATACTTGATTCTGTTCCATTATTTGAACTAACCAAATCAGTTGCATCACTTTCAAAATCCCAATAATTCGTTAATCCATCAATAGGAAATAGTCTTCCAGTAAGATTTCCTGGTATGCGACATCTTCTGCATACTTTAGATAAATAATTTGTAGTTTTAGAAATAAGACTTCCAGTTGTATAAGAAACAATAACTATACCAGAACCACCATTACCTCCAGCGTAAGCACCAGCACCTCCACCACCTCCACCACCTCCAGTATTTGCAGCAGCATTGGAAGCTGTGGCTGTTATTTTTCCAGCAGTTCCACCTCCAGCACTAGCACTTCCAACAGTTCCTCCAGTATGGTTACATCCTCCACCACCACTAGCATAATATGTAGAAGTTCCTGATATTGAATACGCTACTCCAGCTCCACCATTTCCAGCAACACAAGCATTTGGTTCAGTAGAATTACCACCTGCTCCACCTGCACCACCACCACCTCCTCCACCCCAACTATATCTTCCACCCTCACCACCATTATTTCCTTGACCAGAAACTCCATTACCAGGAGCACCAACAGCACCACCATCAGAGGGAGAAGCACCACCACCAGAACCACCATCTACACCAGGAAGTCCATAACAAGGAGAACCACAAAGTCTTGTACCTCCTCCTCCTCCTCCATAAGCAATTCTTGCATGAAAAACAGAGTTTTGTCCATTTGCACCAGGATTTCCAGAATTATAAGTAGCTTGACCAGCACCACCATTTCCAACAACTACAGAATTAGAACCAAATACAGGATAAGCAGCATCATAAACAACACCTCCAGCTCCTCCTCCACCACCAAAAGCTCCACCTCCACCTCCACCAGCAACTATTAATAGTTCAACATTAGCAGTAACTCCAGGTGGCATAACAAAGGTATCATTACTTGTAAAAGTATGAATTGTTTTACCTCCTGAATATGTTATTGTTCCACCTGTTGCATTTGCCATATTTATTGTTTTGTTACACTTCCTAAAATACGATTTCTTCTTTGTGAAGATAAATAATTATTTGTGGCTACTATTGGGCTTGTTATATCAACAATTGAAGTATCTTGTCTTGAATCTATTGCAGGTGAAGAAGAACCAGAAAAAGAAGTTGCATAATCAATATGAAATCTACCAACAGAACCATTACCAGCATTTGAGTGAGAACCAGATGTATTTCCAGCTCCAGCAAGTGCAACTAAAAAATTAGTTCCACCAACAAAAGTTTCACATTTAAGTAAGATATTTCCACCAGCCCCACCTCCACCACCATCACCACCTGCATCAGAAGTAACAGATGGAGCACCACCAGCATTTCCACTTGAATAAAGTCCAGCAGCACTAATTGTAATAGTTTTTGCACAAATAATTATATTTCCACCGCCATTTCCTCCAACACCAGATGTTCCACCTCCATTTTTTGCTCCTCCAGCACCACCACCACCACCCATAACCATGTCTGTTAAACCAGCATTACTGTCTATAGTTCCACCAACAGTTCCACTTCCTGAATTAGTTTTATTAGTCGGATTTGCACCAGCAGTAGCATTACCCCCACCACCACCTCCAGATGGATTATAAACACCAGAAAGATGTCTTTGTCCTCCTCCACCACCTCCAGTATTTGCGGCTTGAGAGTTTGTTCCAGCACCAGGAGCACCATCCCCCTGTTTGCCAACTGTATCACCACTAACTGAAGCTCCACCCAAAAATCCTCTACCAGTAGCAGTAATATATCCACCATTTAAAATAAGAGATTTAGCAAAAAAAGGTATTGTTCCACCAACATTTCCATCCCAAGATTGAGAAGCTAATCCACCAGCACTAACAGTAACAGTATTGTACTGTTTCATTAAAATCATTTGAGCAGCATTAGCACCACTATTATCTGTATAAGCATGTGGTGATGGATATTTAAGAGTTCCAACATTTGCAGTTACAGACAAAAGAACATTAAAATGCCATTGACCAGCTCCAGTACCTCTATCCTGTCTGATAAGCACAGTAACATTGGTTAAACCAGCAAATTGAGTTAAACCAGCATCAGTTGTATAAGCTCCACTTGCAATATTGACTGAATTATTTATATTAACTTCGGTTAGAACTGAAGATATGTTTCTGTCTCCATCATGAGCATTACCATATCCCTCTTCCCATGTAGTAGTGTCATCAGACCTAAATTGTATTTGTGCCATATTAATCCGTCATTTGATTGACCCAACCAGATAATGTAATCACATTGGCAGTTGAAGCAAAAGCCTTTATCACCAAACCATTTTGTAAAATAAGTCCTGGTACTATTAATGATAAACCAGATTTAGAAGCTATTGATACGATTATATTTTGGTCAGGTACAGTCGCACCGCCATATTCAATAGTTAAAGTAACTGCAGCAGTATGACCATTGTAGGCATAAAGCCAGACTTCATCATAAGTACCAGCAGTTGTACCAGCTACAGCAGTATGAATAGTTGTACCAGCAGTAGCAGTAGCCACTACTTTAATAGGCATACCATCTGTGCTGCCTGATAATTTTCTTTTAACGAATGTTGCCATAATTCTCCTTAACTAAATATTTGAACTTGTAATACATCTCCACCACCTGAACCTCCACCTCCAACTATTTGAAAGTTAGTTCCATCATAGACTAGTGGTAATACTTGACCTGCTTTGATGTCTAAAGCAGCTAAATCTTCAGTTACATTTTTCTTAATTGATTTAGCACCAAGACTATTCACATTAAGAGTTGATGCTCCAGTATTTGCATTAGTAGCTTTAAGATTTACTTTTAAACCAATAAAATATGAGCCTGGTGCTGCAGATAAATCACCAGCATAGGAATCTGTATTTGTGGTGTCATTTATCAAAGTTGAATCAGCAAGTGTACTTGGAGTAACTGCTCCTGGCTCACCCTGAATACCCTGAATACCTTGGTCGCCTTTCAAATCAATTAAAGCATTAACTAAAGTGATTGTACTTAAGTCATCTTTGGTAAAAACCATGTCATTTGAAACAAAAGCAACACTTTCAATGGTACTTCCCTCTGGAATAGAGAAGTCTAAAACTGCATCTCCAGGCGTTCCACTATTCGTAACAGTTGCAGCAGAACCAGGTGCACCAGTAGTTACTGTGCCAATTGCAACAGTAGCTCCATCACCTTTATCTCCCTCTGGAATACTAATATCCAAAACAACATCACCAGGAGTTCCACTATTTACTACAGTTGCAGGGCTACCAGGAGCACCAGTAGTAACATCACCAACTGCAATAGTTGCAGCATCACCTTTTTCAGTAATTAATTGCCAGTAGTCTGTGTCAGTAGGTAGATTTCCAGTAGAAGCAGCAATATTAGCGTAGGAAGAACCCTGGTAAGTAACACCATCTTGTACGACATAGGCTGTTTCGGCAACATAAGCACCTTTCCAAGAAATACCTAGATAGGTTCTATATTGATTAATAAACTCTTCATTATTTAAACAAGTAACAGGAGTTTGAATATCATGGTCAACAGATGAGCCTTTTTTCCTTGAAACACCAGTAACAGAGTTTAAACTTTTACCAGTAACTTCAAGAACAACCTCATTTGCAGTACCTTTAGCCAAAACTATTAAAGTAGGAACATTATCTGGGGGAGTTGTTAAATAAACAACAGAATCACCATCAAAATATTTTTGAGTTAGTTCTGTGTAGTATTTATCATTTGCTAGGTATATTAGGCTACTCATATATTGGGCTCAATTCAAACTCACTTGGTAATGGGAGAGAAGAATCAGAGTATTCAATAAACATTCCCATTAGTTGAAGTGTGTCAGAAAGCCCATCATTACTGAAAGTTGCCTGTAATGAGAACAAATCCTTATACCCAACATTGGCGTATCTTATATTGATACCTGAAGCATCAGCATCAGCTTCTCCAGATGAATCACCAAAAGCCATACTGCCCCACATATCAACACCAAAACCCTGTTCTCCAACATTTGAAGCATATAAAGCCATTGGTTGACCAGTTGTATAACCATTTTCAGTCAATACCACACGAGTATTGCCACCAGTTACATTTCCAAAGATGAAATATACTCTGCTGTAGGTTTTATATTTATAAGAAACATCTGCATCAAATTGCTTAGTAGATACTCTCCAAACAATCGGGCTACCCTCATCATCTCTACCAGTCCAACATTCAACCACATTGGCAGAATCAGGCTTAGTCATGAATAATCTAACCTTATTGTCAGTATCAATTACTGTTGTGAAAAGTGATGGTTTTAATCCAAACCATTCAGACCAAGCATAAAATCTTTCATTGTAAGAAAGAACTGTTGAAACTCCATCACCAGTAGCGCCTTGAGGAAGACCCCAGAGTGAATGAGAATCATAAAATACACTAGATATTTCTGTTTTTTCAGCAGGATTAATGTTTTGAACTATCCTATTTGCTCTTGAAGATAGAATCTTTGTTCTAATTCCAGTCATATTTGGTTCATTACCCAAAGCCATAGCTCCTTGGTCAGACCAATATCGCAAGTCATTACCAGCAGCATGTACTGAACCCTGTGAAACAGCACCAGAAGCTAATGAAACAGTAGAGATAGATGCAGCATCAGCAGTAAACCTAAAAGCACCGATTTTGTCATACTTAAAAACATACAGAGATTCTTGGAACTCATGTAAGGCTGTAATTTGTGAACCATCATCCTTTTTCCAATAAAAGAATCCAGCACCATCAGCTCTACCAAAAGAATCAATTTTATCTCCACCACCCGAAAATACTAAACAATGGTCGCCAAGTTCAGTTGTAACTCCAACTAAAGTATCCATGTAAACAGCTACAATCCTGTCTTTAAAGTGCATACCACCCGTAGTATTTGAAGCAGGAATACCAAACATAATATCTTGGGTATCAAAATCTTTATCATTGTAAACAAGAACGGTTGGGTCAATTGAAGCCATATAGGTTTCATCACCAGATGTTTTACCTCTAAAAATTAGAGTTTTTGTAGCACCAGCAGGAGGTTCTGGTACAGTTACAGTTACATAAGTTGAAGCATCCATTTCTTCAGGAAGTGAACCAATTGAAACAGTATCAGAAGCAAGTGTTTGACCACCATCATTTTGCCAAACATATCTGTAGTATTCTAGTCTTGTACCAGTTGCAGAACCAACTTTAGCAAGTACAGGGTCAACAGTAGGATTAGCCAAAGCAGTTTTAGTGGTAAAAGAAGAGCCATCCCACATGGTAAAGGCATCAGTATCATTCATGATATAAACCTTACCCCAAGCCTGAAGAATAGCTGTTTTAGTATCAGTAAAAGTTGGAGAACCAGCAATATCTACCCATAAATCAGAAGCCCAAACATATCTTTGCAAGATTCCATCATTAGAGATACGAAGAAAATAGTCATTTCCATCAACATCATAAACACCCTGCATGGCAATTAGATGAGTTGAAGAACCACGAATAGCACCTAAAGCATCTGTGCCTGGTCTTTTTTCAACAACACCATTTAAAGTAAAAAATGAATTAAGAGATTCAGCCAATTCATTTGGTTTAATAACACTTGGATGACCAAGTTGTGATAGTCCTAGTGAAAAGGATTTTGTTCCCTCTATCTTAAGTTTTGGGTCGCTTCTCTTTTTAGGGTATTCTCTTGCCATAGTTTATCTCCTGATTCTTGTGGCATTTGAACCATGAACCTCATTCTGTGGATTTAGACCCACATGACTATATACAGATTGCCAACTCATAAGTTCTTGAGGTGTAGGTATAACTTCAAGACCAAGATTTTCTTGGAATCTATTTTCATATTCATTTCTAGCATCATCCTGTGAACCTGGCTGTCTTGATTGTCTAAAGTATTCTTTTAAAGCTCCAAACATAATCATTTCTCCATCAAACCAAATAACATCTGCCTGTTCAACTGGTACTGGAGGATTATAGAAATACCATAGTTCGCCTGTTGCAGATGCAGTTGGTGTATAACCAATAAACTTAACAGTCCATGCTCCTGTAATTTGGTCTTTAAAACAAGTTATTCTTTGTCCTGAAGCATTAGAGTTTGAAGCCCAATCCTCACCATCAACATTAAGAACATAAATACCATTTCTTTTAAAGAAGTCAGCAGGAAGTGTTACATAATCAACATCTTCAGTAATAGTTAGGTCTGCTTTTACTAAGCACCTAGACCAAAAACCCCTTTTAGCTATATCGTATTGTGCAAGTTGAATCCATCTTACCCATTGTGGATAAGCAGTTGAAGTAGTGGCAGGAATAGAACCACCTGCATAAGCAGCCATGCCTGATAAAACATCACCTAAGTTTTCAAATACATCTGATTTTATTGAACTCATATACCTCAATCTTAAAGCATTTGTGTTGAAGTAGGGTAATTTAAAACAATAAAAAAGCCACCCCGAAGAGTGGCTTGATTATTTTAAATACAATTCTTAACTTGCGTATGGGAATTTAGTTAAATCAGAAGCATAGGTGTACTCTGCAGTTGCAGGTAAATCATGTACTTCAGCATCTTCTACAACGACAACTTCTCTGTTGCCATCTCCCTCTACACCGAGAACATAAATTTCTCTTCCGTCTGCTGTAGTGCTCATATTTATTTTCCTTTTCTTGTAGGGGGGTAGGGTTTAGCTACCCCCCATTATTTGTTAATACTTTCTATTCAATCAAACTTATAAACCTAAGTTATACAAGTATGCTTGAACTTTTGGTGTAGCAAACTTGGCTGTGTATTCACCAAGCACCTGCCATTTATAGCTATCACCGACTTTAGCTAGTTCTTCTGTGAACCAACCTCTGTTCTTCATGGCTTTAAATCCACATTGAGCTTCGTCAATGATGAAGATTAAGTCATCTAAGATACCAGACCTCTCACGAAGCATAACAATGTCAAGAGCACCTAATTGAGATAGGTATTGCTCTGGCATAGCTGTACCTCTGGTCTTGTCAGAAGCTTTACTAAAGATAGTACCATCTGCTAAGTCTTTCAACTTTCGCATAGCTTTATAGCCTAAAACAATGGTTGGTTTTCCACCCATGTTGTTAGCTATAGCTTCAATAGCATCATCTAAAGCATCCTTGACACCTGCAGCAGTTGCCCATGTGCCAACTCCACCAAAGTCAATGGCGTTCTCTGGAGCATAGGTATCAATGAAGAACTTAAGTCCACCCATAGTGGTTCTCTTTTGTTCTTTATCAATAGTTCTTTGACCAATCAACAGAGTTGACTGTAGAACTTCCATAAGCTCTTTTTGCTTGTCTTCAATCAGACTTGCAGAGTTCTCATCACCATGAATCATGGAATTGCGTTGAGTACCAGAGAGTTCAACCACATCTTCAAAGATTTGAGTGTAGTTGTACAGGTCTGCAGTACCAGCGATAACCATGTTATCGGCATCTTTTCCTTGTGGGGAAGCGACACCAATACGCTTAACAGTTTCGCCCAAAACCATAGCTTCGGCTGTACCTGCCAAGTGTTTAACAGTTAAGAGAGTACCACCACTAACAGACACGACAATTACTTGTTCGCCATCTGGTTTCAAGAGGACATCATCTACATTGAAAACACCAGAGGTGTCAACATAGAAAGTCGTAGCATCAGAAGCTACAGTAGCAGAAGCCACTTTAGCAACGATTTTACGAAGCTCTTTTTCAGTCCACTCATATTTGTGGGATTTAACTTCAGCCTTGAAAACTTTGCTAGACCATCTCTTTAAAAGAGGGAATTGCCAATCAGGATATTTCCCAATTGTGTCTTCAATGTTGATGTGTAGTGCACTATCTGTTGCACTAAAGGTTGATTGCTGTCCATAAATACTTGCCATTTTATTTGTTCCTTTTATTTACTTATTTACTAATTTCAAGGATTTATCTGTTACTCCTCGCCTTATTCATCCTTGAAGCAATAAGTTGAGTAGCAGTCATCTTTGATTCATCAGAAGAACCTGATTGTCCACCACTAGTCTTTAAAGCACCTGCTCTTTTATTAAGAACAGTTGTTTGTGCACTTCTACTACCAGTAGCTTCTCCAAGCTTACGAATCCTAATGGCTCTTTCAGCAACTTTTAAGATGCTAGTTTTGCCAAGATACTTTCCAGTACGAGGGTCTTTATCAAACTCATCATATTGGTCTGCAATCTCTTTCTCAAGCTCTTTGTCAAACTCTGGATTTGGTGTTTTCCCATCTTCTAAGGTTGGTCTTAAGAATGAATATTTACTTTGAATAGTATCTATTTCATTCACCAATCTTTGCGTGATAGCTCTTTCACCAGCTTCAGTCCTGATAGATTCTCTTTCCTTTACCAATTCTGCCTTGGTTTTATCAATATCTCTTTTTAGAAACTTGACATAGGATTGAAAATCCTCTGGAGTAACGATTTTACTAGGGTCATCAATAAGAGTTTCTTCTTCAGCTCTGTTTTGGATTTCTTGTTGGCTTTCACCAGTTTTCTTTCCAACAGCAGCTTCCAATTCTTCTAAATATCTTTTGACCTGTTCAGGGTTCTGCATAAACTCTCTATACTCTTTGGCTTCTCGTTCAGCATTGGCTAACCTCTGATGAACAGCCGATTGAGGATTGGGGTCTAGTTTAGTTCCCTTGTCGGTACGCTTGACCTCTTCTTGATGAGCTTCCTCTTGAGTTTCCTCTTGAGCAACCTCTTCTTGTTGAGATTCGTCTTCTGATTTGTTAATGTTCTCGGATTGTTCCTCTGAAGTTGATTCTTCTTGCGAATCTTCAGCTTCTTCAAAACCCTCCATCATCACACTACCTTCAAAGTCTGCCATATTGTCTTTCTTGTATTTCTATCCTCTAACGCTTTTTATAACGAGGTGCGAAACCCCGAAAGTTAAGAATTAAAGAAAGAACTTTATATTAGTAACTGTTTTTACTGTATCACAAAAGTTAAATACTAGGGTAATTTTAGGCTATGACAGTATCATTACTGCGTAATCTTACACAGCCATCTTTGTCAATATATTCTGTACCAGGCTGGATATGCTTATGAAGAGGGCATTTTCTACATTTGATAACATAATTATGAGAATCAACTATATGAAATTCATGAGTAAAATCAGGACAGAACATAGCATCAAGTGATGTTCTATCATACCTAACCTTAACCTTGTGCTTTTCGGTAACTGTTTCTTGACTAACTTTTTTAGTTACAGGATTGAAAGTATTAACTACTCTCTCAAAGTCTTCTTCTTCGGTAATCCATTTACCTATTGGCTTGTCAAACTTTTCATTTGGTTTCTGCATCTGATTCTTTTGTAACCTCAATATTTAGTTTCTTCTCATCAGCAAGTTTAAGGTACTCTGCTTCTTGATTAGATAATGTCTTGAGGTCAGCAAATAATTTGTCAATAAACTTAATACAACCTGCAATCTCATTAAGTTGTTCTTCTTTGGTAGTTTTGACAGTCTTTGAGTAGCCATTATCACCCTGCTGGGTTTCCAAAACATCTTTGACTGCATTGGTGGCTACCAATAGAATAGCAGATTCTTTAGCGTTCTTGAGATAATCTCTTAAAAAAGAGAAGTCATGTGAATTGAGGATTTTATTAGCCGATTCTGATTCAGAAACAATTTTCTCCCATTCTTCTACAGGAATTGTGGGTATTTCTTTCTTAGGCAATTTGTTCATACAATAACTATAGCATCATGTTTAGGAACTTACAACAATACAACTTCCAAAGCTGCCAGACCATTTACCCCAAAACAGTATATTAAAATATAGATTGATGTTTGTACGGAATAGTCTGGTAGCTTCTGGAAGTCATTAGAGTAATCCCATTTCTTGTCCTGCTATGTTATTTGGCATATTCTTAATTGGGTCAGTTGATTGCATAGCAGAGTTTTCTATCTGGTTCTCATCTACTGATAAAGGGTTTGCCCCACCCATATCGGGGTTAGCTATTGGGTCTGCCATCATTTCTTGTTGTTCTAAAGTAACTAGAGCTTTATCAGCATCAATCCATTTGGTCAATTCATCAACATAAGCTGTAAACATCAATATCTGGTCATCAGATAATTGTTCTTCATTACTTATCATGTGGAACTGAATAATTTTCTTGATTGCTTTATGGTTCTGATTCCAATTAGTTGTAGGTTCAATTCCTCTTTCAATTGCTGTAATAGCATCATTAGCTTCAACTTCTGGGTCAATAATAATATCTTCACTAATCTCTTCAATTTCTGGGTATGAAGAGAAAATAGCTTTCCAGATTGGTTTACTATCAAGCTGGAGTTTCTTTTCAGCATCCATTTGAGATTTAAGATTAAGAAGAGCTGCTTGTCTAACAACAGGAGAGGTTTTAGTAATCTGGTCTGGATTAGCAATAACATCAAAGTTGGCACTAATTTCACTTGGTTTAACCTTAATAAAGCCACCACCTTTTTCACCAGTAATTCTAATTTCCTGTTCTTCAGTAATATATTGAGCATTAAGTTCTAGGAAATGGTTGCCTACACCAGCTAGAATCTGTGCTCCAAATAAAGAGATAAGCATTTGCATATTTAAATCAATATTGGCATCAATGACTTTTGCACCAGTAGCAGTCTTATTCATCTGTGAAGAAGAACCAGATACTCCACTAGAGTATAAAGATGAAATAGAAGATGATTTTTCAAATAAGGTAGAAAGTTCTTGTCTAAGCCCAATCATTAATTGAGAGGTATCAGCAATAGGAGCTTGTCTAACTTGGTTGGCATCACCAGCTACTCTAACAATTCCATCAGGTCTGTTTACAAAAGCCCAATCAGGAGTTGCTGCTGCACTTTGTCCTGCAATCCACATTGGATTACCAGCTTTACGAGCATTGGTCATGTATTGATTTAAAGCACTAGACATTGAGATAACTAGGTCTTCAAGAGGTTGAATCATGCCTTGAGGATAAAAAGTGTAGTCAGATGGGAAAGGAGTAAATGATAGGTAGGGGTAGTGTCCATGCCAATAAGGATTTTCTACATTCTTATTTAAAATCTTATCATCACCTTTTTGGTCAAAAGTAAAAAATACTCCACCATCTTTGGTGCTCATCTTGAGCAAACCTACATATTGGTTACGATAAAACTCTTCTTCATTAGAAGCTCCATAAATAGCATCACTTGGAAGCTTATATCCACCCTCAAGCTCACTAATAAACATCTTTTTCTTCTTAATTTCCTCCAACATCTCTGGCAACCAAATCTCTTCAGGCTTTTCATCAGTAGCCTTATTGTCATCAAGCATATCTCCAAATCTCATGGTCATGTGCTCAATAATAAAAGGCTGTTCATCCATATCTGGGATGTTTCTATTTCCAACCACAATATCTTCAAATCTAATGTTTCTAGCAGTAGCTCTGTTAGTAATCCCCCTCATTGAAAACTCACTTTTGCCCTCAATATCAGATTGAATCTTAACTGCAGGTTCAAACAACCAACCAGTTCCGAGATAAGACCTCCCACCAATTAAACCTCTAAGCAAACTTCGGTAAAACACCAAAGTCTTTTGCATTTCAGAGAGTTCCCAATTAATAACCTGTTGATTTCTCTCTCTAAACTCACTAACTTCAGAATTACGAGCCAATAAATTAACCCTAGCATTGTCTGGGTTCAATCTACTCATCATTGTTCTTAGAAGTTGGAAAATGGCTGGGTCAACCATTTGATAATCCCAAGGATAATTCTCATCAAAGTTCAAAATGGATTCATACATGTCTGTATAAGTGGCATTTCTGTCAAATACATCAGAGGTATCGCTGTTGATTGTGTTCCATCTACTCTTAATTATCGTTGCAATTTTTGATTTTTCAGCCATATCTATACTTTACTAGGTTTTTCTAGTTTTAGGGTAAGCTTTTTGTGAACTTTTTACATCTTTAGCATATTTATCAGTAATTTGCTTATAAAATTGTCTTTTTACAGCATCATCTTGATGATTTCTACTCTGTGTTCGCTGTCTGTAGTACATAAAGGCACTACTTTTCTTAAAAACTGCCCCTTTATCTAAAAGTTTTAACCAAAAGTCATAATCTTCAAAAATTGGTAAAGAATAATCAAATCCACCAACCTTTTCATACCACTCTCTCTTGAACAAAGAACACATTAAAACCTCATTCATTACCAACATTTTCTTCCAAAGAATCGCATTAGGAGCTTCATGCCAAACATTAGGGATTGTTGAATTGCCCCAACCACACCAAAGAACAGAGTTTGGATAAACTACATCAGCTTCGGTATATGCCATCTGCATCAAGTAGTTAAGTGGCATCTTGTCATCAGCATCAAAGAAAACAATATGAGTTCCAGTTGAGATTTTAAATCCCATATCTCTTGCCTTAGAAACTCCAATATTGGAATCACAAAAGACAGTTGTTACGCCTGTATAAGCTTTAGCTGTTTCTTTACAACAATCATGAATCAAAATTATCTCATCTGCTGGTCTGATTTGTTGTTTGATTGAATCAATACATTCATCAAGGTATTTTTCTAAATTAAAACAAGTAACAATTACACTAATTTTTTTCATGTTTTACCTTTTTGAATATCATGAAGTTCCTTATTAACCAGATGGTATGAGGGTACTTATGAACTTGATTAATAATATTAAACTCATCATGGTACTGTCTTTCATACCCCAGAGCTTCAAACTTCTCATCCCAATACTTCATTGGTTGGCAATTAACATGGTTTAAACCAGCTTGTCCAATTCCTGCTGCAGTCATAATAATTAAATCTGAATATCTGGTGATATTTTTAACTAAAGTATCTGCATATTCACAACCAATATGCTCAACTACCTCAAGACAAAGAGCTAAATCTCTTTTATGTATTTCTTCTTCACTTTCAAACCTTAAATCGCAAAACCCAACTTTATCTCTATCAACCATCAAAACATCTTCATGGTAGGCTTGTGGAGATATATCAAGCCCAGAATATTCACAAGTAAAATGCGACATATAAAGACCAGTACCACACCCCAAATCAATCATAGACTTTGGATGATATAAGTCCTCAATCGCATAAGCCAAAACTCTAGCCTGGATAGCTTCATCAAGATTAATATTTTTGTAATATTCTTTTGTATATTCTTCTTCCATGACTATTTCCTTTTAGCTTGTAATTTGCCCCAATCACCATTACCACCCAACCAAACAACTGTTAGTCCATTCTTTTCCAAGAAAAGGATTAGTTTAGCCAAATTAGATGAGCCATAATGCCATTCCATTGTTAGTTGCTCTACTAACTTGAGGTGTTTAAAGTTATAAAGAACCTCATATTCTGCACCCTCAATATCCATCTTGAGTAAATCAATCTTTTCAACCTTGAACTTGGTAATTAAATCATCTAGTTTGACACTTGGTTGCATTACTCCATCACCATCAATCTTATTGAGTTCACCTCTTTTTGGGTCAACTTTAAAAGCAACATCTTTACCAGTCCATAAAAGAACATTGACTAACTTTAAGTTCTCTTGACCCTCGGTATTAATCTTTAAAAGCTCAAAGTTCTTTTCTTCTGGTTCAATAGCAATAACATTAGCCTTATTTGCCAAAGCCAGTCTGGTGAATGAACCAATATGAGCCCCACAATCAATTACTGTATCTCCCTCATTGATGGTAATTTCTCCCCATCTCTCATATTCAAGGTCAATAATTACTTCTTTGATAACTTCTTCATCAAAGTGATTTCTAACTGTCATTTCTCCAATTGGTGTTTTAATTGTTTTCATAAGCTCCTATAAAATAATAAACTGCTATCTGTATCTGCAAAATCCATTCTAATATTAGCTTTTCGTACTTTTTCATATCTATCAGCAGATGCAGTATTTAAGACCAAGATTGTTTTGTTGGCTATTCTATCCATTTCTTTTAAGTAATTAGCTTCATCCTCCATGTGATGAAATACCCTCAAGGCTACAAAAACATCATATTGTTTATCCTTAATCACTTCCCAAGGCATCTTGGTTAGGTCATAGTTATAAGTTGGTTTATAAGATAATCTCCAATTCCAATCAGGCATATCAAGGTCAATAGTGTCTGATTCTTCTGATAGCTCAATTCCCATTGAACCAGCTTCAAGAATACTAGTTGGTTGAAGTTGCTCTAAAAGCTCTACTGCTTTCTCATGATAAGACCATCTATCGGTAGCCTTTGGTTGTCCAGGCTTCCACTCTGTAGTTCCCCAATGTTCAGGATTAAGCATCTTTAATTCTTCAACTTGCTTTAAAAAGCTTTCTTTTGTTAAGTATTCCATAATTGTTTATCTCCATAATCAACTAATACATTTTTCCCATTTAAAGTTCCCCAATGAATTGAATCATTACCACCCTTTTTCCAATCACCAAGCTTCTCAAGCCACTCTTCCACATTTTCGGGGGCTTCTACTAAAAGCTTAACTCTTTGTTGAACCAAAAATCTACTATCTTCTGAAATTGAGATACATGGAGCTAAAGATTCGCCTTTTTGGGTATCTTTAAGGTTTTGCCAGTTTTCCCACTCAACTCTATTGTGGTTATCATCTAAGTTCTTTAAAAACTTGATTACTAAGTCTGGATTATCCAAGTGTTCATAAACAACTCGTCTGTAGCCCTCGCCCAGATATTTACCACACTTATTTAACATATCTTGTAATTCTTTATGAAATAAACTTCCCTATTATTAAGTCTGTAAGAGTATTTGCCAGTTATTAAGAATCTCAACCTCTCTTTAAAAGACATCTTGAGGTCAATGCCAATTACAGATTTATCATCAAAGGAATCATGGGTAATTCCATCATCTTCTCTGGTGGTGTCTTGAAACTTCTCTAAGTACCAATTATTGATTCTTTTTGATATGTTTTTTAGCATAAGCTTTTCTATCCCTTGTTATAATTTTCTGAACTGCTTTTGATTGATACTCGTATGACTTTCCCCCATAATGATACACAAACATTGATTTAATTCTCAAAATAGGAACAGCATTGTTTTTATTAGCTATTTTCTTAATTCTTGTCTGGTAATCATCATCTCCATACCAACACTTGAAGTGTTTATCATCAAAGTTTCCCACATTTTTTAAACATTCTTTTGAAAGATAGAAACAAAATCCTGGCATCCAGTTAGCTACTCCAATATCTTCTGAAGTTTCAGGCAATCTTGCATAAAATGGGAACTTAATATCTACTCGGTTCAAATAATGGTCTTTGGATGGTGTATTTGGCACAATACAGTAAGCATTAGTATTGATAGCAATAAGACCCAAAATATCAATAAAGTTGATTGGTAAAATCAAATCATCATTCATAATCACCACATCAGAGCCATCTGCTAGGTCAATTCCTCTATTCCAAGCTTCATAAATACCAACTCTGGCACACTCAACCTTAATTGGCACACCTGAATTACAATTAAACTTCTGGGCTATTTCAAGCCCTGACTTGTCTGGTGAGGTATCAATGACAATAATTTCTTCTGGTTGAACCAGTTGAGCTTGAAGAAGAGTTAAAATTGCTACTAAGTTGTGTTGTGCTGAATAATAGGTAACTATTGCTTTCATATTTCTCCTTTTAGTAATTGTTTATTATTGCCATTGGCATGAATTATGGATATGACACCATCTTGGTCATCATAAAAGATTCCATGGTCTAACTTGATTATACCTTTACTGTATGAACTATACAATGTTCCAAACAAGGTCGGCTCTATTGATATGGTTTTATCCAGTAACCACCAATTAAATAGTATTTGGTCGCTGAAAAAAGCATGGTCAAACCTATATTCGTGCTCTCTGATGAACTTTAGCAAGTCTTTAACCTCGCTATAAGGCATAGCCCAAGTTCCCATGCAATAAATGGGTGTGCCATCTAGTTCTTTAAAGGCAAATTTGTCTAAATATGGTTTCCACCAGTTGTTTGCTCCCCAAGTATCCATTTCGGGTGAAACATAAATCTTATTTTCAAGTTTTGGAATTGGTTTCTGGAAAATTACATCACTAGTATCAGTAAAAATCACCATGTCATCATCATTAAACTCTGGAAATGAATCAAATCTGCGTAAATTATTTGGATATTTGTCAAACTTAACCATTTTTTGCTCAACAGAATCACCTAGATTAGAAATGCTGTCAAGATAGTTCTCTTTAAGCCCCTCAACATCTGAAGTTAAAGCAACTAAATAAGTCTTCATATTAAAACTCCTCCTGAATATTGGTTTCTATCATTTTTAACAAGGAATTGTGTCGGTGAATCGTACAATGATGGTTTTGTACCCAAATCTGGGTTTTTATTACATCATGTTGTACTTTTTGCAACAAAATAAAGTCAATTAAATCAAGTAATTCTTGGTCATTGTGATAAATATTGATTTTTTCCTCAAGTCCTTTGATTAAATGTAGGTCTGGAACATCATTGGTAACTAATTCAACTCCATTAGCAATACTTTCAAAAACCCTGAAGTTCATATCATCACTAAAAGTTCTATTAAAAGAAATAACTCCCTGTCTTAGATACTCTTCCATGTTGCGATAATCAGTTATGGCAAAAAACTTATCTCCATACTGTTCTTTTAAAAGTTCAATCAACCTATTTCTCTCGTTAAACCACTTGCCCCATCTGCCAACAAAGACAATATCAAAAGGCACTCTGCCCTGATTTCTTACAACTGCATCTCTTCTGCCTGGATAACTTACTGGTAGCCAGAAAACCTTGGATTTAGAATCAATTGCTCTATGATGAGCTGCCAAAATAGGCACATACTTGGAAATAGCCACAAAAACATAGTCAAAAAGTGGTGAATAGTCTTTATGCCATTGAAGTTGAACATGAGAATCAATTAACCAGATAGCTTTTTTACATTCTGGAAACTCATCTTTAATAAATTGAGCAATATCTGGGTATTTAGCCAAACCATTGTTAAACTCTCTCTCTAGTAGGAGGTCTGGTTTAAAATCTTTAATTTTTTCATATACTTCTACTGGAAAGTTATCACCAACTTTGCTGGTGTGGTCTAGGTACATGACCTTGTGTTTTTTTTCTAGTTCAATACCTCTTTCCGAGGACAGGTAGAGTATATTCATTTTTTCCTTTAATTAATAACTACTTCTGCCATTTATTGTGCCAACTTGGTAAAGAACCAACCCAATCAGGAGTAGGGGTGCTTCCCATAGCTCCAACAGCAGTTGATACCTCTGGCTT